ATCGACATGTTTGCTTTTGGTGATACCTTGATGTATTGACCAAACACTGCATCGTTTACTGGTTGAGAAGTTAGAGTCTGAGTTGTTCTTGCTTTGTCGATGAGAACATATTGTGTACCTTGTGTTTCGTACTCATACCCAAAGACATATGCCTTTCCGGGTTGGAGTCCCACCGCAGCAGAAGTTTCACTACCACCTTCGCTCGAAGAGTAAGGACCACCGAGATCAGAGAGAGATTCTCTTATGTCAATTTCAAATGGTTTTGTGGTGTACGAGCCTGATTCATCGTATGTTCTTCTCGCAAGATTCTTTTCGATTTCAGAGTATTCGGTGTAGTTGGTTGTTGCTTTCAACTGACCATTTACGAATCGAACCATATCAATAAAGTCAGGATCACCAAAGCCACTTGCACCATATGAAGAGTCGTTTACAAAATTCTTGAAGTCAAGTTTAAGATCTACTTTGTATCTGTCTGCGCCTGGTGCATTGTAATTAAAAGAACCAGATGCAGGATCTCGGAGTGTATAGTCTTCCGTGTGTTCTACAATAGTCTTATCAATATTAAAACCAATTCTGCTCGTAGGAGTAGAAAAATCTCTGATGTTTTCACTTGCACCAGTAAGAGAAAACGGAGAAGTCGATTGGGTATCATTCTTAACAAAACTCCCATCAACAAAGAAAATACCATCCTGTGTGGTGGTAAGTTTTGCGGTTCCTGTTACACCGTTTACAATTGCAGCATCTGTGTCAGATACGCCTTGGGTTGTTCCGACTCTGGCAACATATGTGTTTGTTCCCGTTGTTCCCTTTACAACATCGCCGGCAGTAAACTGAGATCCAACATCACCACCACCATCAACATACTGAACCATTAGAATGTAATAGTTGTCGTTGTCTGATGTTGATCCGGTTATACCGTGAAGCACCTTCGCTCTTCTTGTGTCATTACCAATTGCAGTATTTGTAACAAGATCTGTTCCAATTAGGGAGGTTACATCCAGATCAGCAAGACTTGTTTGATCAGAAGTTTGCACACGAAGGAAAGTAACATCTTGATTGGAAAGTTCTCCACCAAGAACTCTCGATCCATTTTTAAATACATGATCTCCAAATCGTTTGATCTGATCTTGAACGATAGTTTGGAGTTGAGTTAGTTCACGACCTTGAACTGCTCTTCCGGGTTTAAACAGCATACGAAGAAATTTCTTTTCCTCGTCGTAGTCATCCCAGTAAGGATCGGTATTGAAAAGTGTTGAACTGTAAACCATTAAGTGTTACTCCTAAAATCCAATCATGATTTTGATTTCTTCGTCTTGTTCGATGCCTCTAGTTACAGGTCTTATATTCTCTATGTATAAGACTTCTCCCGAACCCACTTTGATTTCTGGTAGGGAAATTGATGTAATTGAGTGATTAGCCGAACCGGAGAAACCACCTGTGTTAAATGTACCTCGAACATCATTTAGTGTTACAACACCAGTGTTGCCATTTGTTGCAGACCAATCTACAACTTTACCTGTGACTATACTTCCTGTGATTCCTGTTGCTTCGTAATTTACTTGATAGAACGTATCGTCTTTGGTGTATGATCCGTCACCCAAACCAGAACCGCTGTCTTCAATTATCATCTGGGTGGATAGTCTGTATGATCTTTCCAGTGTATCTTCGTCTTGAACATCTGTTAATTTATTGGCTCTTGCAATATTTTGATATCCGTTTGTTGTGGGGAAGGTATAGAATTCAAAGGTAGATCCATCAGGAGATGAGAAATGCTTAATGAGTTCCCCCATTTTTCTTTCTACCACGCTAGTTTGTAACCAATCAACCCCAGTCGTTGCAGTTCCGAGTGGGTTGTATTCTATTACAGAGTTATTTAAAGCAATAGTCGAGGTGCTAAATGAATTCGATGTTACTTGCACAACCAATTCATACGGACCTCCATCGGGAGCAGTCCAAGAAATTACCTTACCCTGTGCGACAAGACCACTGTTTGTTTGTTTCACGACATTACCTGCGGTAAAATCGCCTGTGTTACCAGTTGATGTTGATGGAAATACAATTCGTGTTAGAGTTGAAGCAGGATCCTCGATGTCAAAGTTTCCCTGTAGGTTGGAAAGTTCGAGAGTTCCCACGGAACCATCTGCATCACTGATCCATGCTTCAATTTTACCTGTTGCTCTTGTGTTTTCTCCCATTACAGAATTTCCTGTAGTGAAAGATGAATCATTGAAACTGTTATTCATGAACCAAGGTTTTACGACTTTCAACTGTTTTCTTCTTACAATCTCAGATCCTGCAATTTTACCATCGTTCGTTCCTCCGAGAAGTAGAGGATTCTTGACTAGAGTAATTTGCCTAAAATCTTGTGCTGTGGTGAAGTTTGTGTCAGAACCCTTTACTACAGTTCTGATCATTATTTTGTTAGCACCAAGTTCGTCTAGAATGTTATTTGCATGTCCACCTTTTGGTGGAATTACTACATCAAATGTAGGACCAACAATATTGTTAGAACCAATGTTACCACCAGATACAGATTTTGGATATGCGTCTATTTCACCTATTGTGTAGTCGTATCCATTGTTTACAACAGAAACGCCTGTAATTTCATATGCAGAATTTAAGGTGGGTATCGCTTCTGCGGAAACGCCATCTCCATTAACCACAAGGTTTGGTATAATTTTATATCGACTTCCCGGAACTCCACCCACAGATTGACTGATGGCGGTAATCAACGGTTCTGCAAATGTTACTGTTCTAGAGGAAGCATCATAATCTGTGATAGGTCTTCTTTGTCCAACACCAGGTCCGCTGCTTATGTAAATTGCATATGAATTATAATAATCATCCACGTTGCTTTCGGTTGAATCAATAACAATTGTAGTAGAACCAACGCCTGCATTCGCACCAATTTCATTGTCAGTTTCTTCGCTACTGGTTGCACTGTATGATGATTTTGTCCAAGCAGCAGCGGTAACTCCTGCACCCGGAACTGTAACATTAATTTTTGTTATTGCTCCATTTACTGCTGCTTGTTGAGCGTTCCATTGATTAATATAATTATCGGAGTTGTCTAGTGCAAACTGAACTGGAATGTATGATTCTGTTATAAAATCTTTTGCATCTTCTAGAACTCTACCCATAAACAACCAAACATATCCGTCACTGTATGATACTTGTGATGTGATTGTGTGATCTGGTTCATATGAAGATTCTCCTCCACCTGAATTGTCAAGACATTTGTATATGTTTCCGGTAGAAGTATACACAAAGAACGTCTTGACTGTCGTTGTACTTAACATTTCTGCTGTGTGACTATATTCATCATAAACAGTTCCAACCGTCCAGTTATTTCTGGGAATCATGTGGTAAATGTTTCTTGATGAAATTCGTTTTGCAGCAACACCATCTCTCATTGCAAAGTTTGCTTTTTCTACAGAATCAACATTAGTTGCTGGTGTAGCAGTACTGGCGGTAGAATATGGAGCGTTCGTCCATGAATCAATCTTACCAAAGTACAAAAAGTACTGATCTGTTTGATCGTTGTTAAACTCGTTCGCTAAATCTTCAGCGAAAGTGAGAGAAAATGATTTTGTCATTGCATCTGATGCCATTATTATCCCCTAGATTGTATATCCGTGATCGCTATGATACTGCCAAGTGGGTGTGAGTGTTAAGAAGTCGTCAAGTTTTATGTGCTTGATTTTATTCCTAAAGTTTGCTTCTTCTGCCATTGAACCACTTACAGTATACGATGTGGAAATACTTCCTGTTCTATTATCTATCTCGTTTATTGTTCCTGCGGCGAAATTATCACCAGATGTTAGTTGTATTTTTAATGTATTACTCGTAGAACCAGATGCACCGGGTATCCAGTCTTTTACTATACCGCGACTACTATTTCCGTTACTGTCAGGACCTTGGACAACAACATTTCCGATTGTGAAATCATATCCCGCAGTGTACCCTGATGTTGTGGTGAATTTCTGTACAGTAATGGCAAGAGTTGTACCAGAATCAACTTGAGGAGAACTCTCCACATCCCAATATCCTGTAGCACCATAAGCAGTCGCTCCCGCTGTTAGTGCATCACCACCTGTAACGTGAACAGCAGAACCAAATTCATACACTGTTCCATTTCCCAACTGTATCGCAGTAAGACTTGCAGTGTGTCCAGCAGCAGCAGTTATGGTTTCAGTTCCTGTAAACCCAAGAACTCCTCCGGTTCCACCAGTATATACAAGGATGACTCCTCCGGTTGCACTATTTCTGTGCCAACCAAAGACTTTCCCTGTTGCACCAGATGAAGATGCTGTAATTATTTCGCCTTGTACGAAGGAACCGACTGTAAATCCACCATCTCCTGTTGAAGCAACATTCAATCTTCCTCCGGTATTACCCAAACAATGGTTGGGTGAGGTTGCACCGGGATTGAATCCTTTGGGATATAGATCTACTTCACTACCAGATCCGGTTGCACTCCGAAGACCATCTTGAGTTTCAAATGTATACGGTGCGTACCTTCCCAAAACAGGCAGTCTTCTTTGATTTACTTGTGTGCTATATGGAGTTATTGTAGAGACTGTATCGAATACAGAAATATTACCAAATAACTTTGTTCCCGCAGGGTGTACTAATTTTTTAACTTGTTCTTTATATGCGGAGAGAGAAATTTCTGTCTTCAAGACATATGAATATTCTTGATATAGTTCATTGTCCCGCATTCTTTTGTTGGAACTTAATTTACCATCATTGTTTGCGTAGTATCCGGGATATGTACAAAGTGCGTCTAGATCAACAGAACCAGAGGCACCAAATCCAGAACCCGATGTGAATGTTACTGGTATAGAGTTTGAATCGTTGCTTGATTGGTAGTTGACACCAAAGTTGTCAATTTGAGCAGTTTGGATTATTCCGGTATTTGAAACTCTGGTGACAGAACCTTTTGCACCAGAACCAGAGACATAGTCAGAAGAAGTCGTGTCAATTTCAATAGTGTCGCCAGATTTATATCCCAAACCACCATTAGAAATAGTGACATTTGATGGAACAGTATAGATCTCTTCTATAATTTTAGTTCCGTCTGCTAGTGTGCATTGAACCTTTGATCCTTGGGTGAATGTTCCGTTGATATCTGTCAAGAACAATTCTGTAATTTTATATTGGTTCAATTCGTATTGGTAAACATTATCTACATTTGCATAAGCCGTTACTGCTCCGTTTAGCGAAGGATCAATTTGCTCAACAGTTCTATTTCTAATTGAGAAGTTACTGTTGCCATTTTCGCTAGTAATCTTAATTGATTTTTTCTCTACCCATTTACCGTCAGAGACTCGAAGAATATCTTCCTTTGGATAATAAAAAGAAACATCACTATCGTGCAGAATCTTAAACAAAAGGTTGTATGATTTTTCAGTACCTTTTGCCTTATAAAAGTCATTTATATTCTTGAGGACTGTTTTTTGGTTTACTTTGTTTCCGGATACTGATGTTGCAAAAGTTTTGGGGAAATCGTGAAGGTATGTTTCTTTGAAATAATCTATAAACGAATCTAGGGTTCTGTCAACATCCAGTGTGTCCATCAGTGTAGCCGATGTTCCGTATGGATTTTCTTTCTTTTCCATCCACTCGTAGTATGCTTCTACGAATCTAACAAAACCAGAATGATCATCTCTTACGAAGTTTGGTAAATATTCTGAGATTATAGATGAGATTGGATTTTCAATTTGTTCGTCTTCGGGACTAAGCAACGTGACAACCAAAGACGGTTGATCCACTCCTTCTCCAGCAGACTGTTCAAATAGTAATAAAGGCATTTATCAATACCCTCCGCCATATCCGCCACCACCACCGGATCCGGAGGAAGATGAACTACTAGATGAACTACTAGATGAACTACTAGACGAACTACTAGACGAGGTGTTGCTAGTCGTGGATGATGAAGCAGCAGATGGAACAGAAACACTTGCAGGTGAAATTGTAGTGCTGTATGGGGAATATACTTCAGCAGTTACATTGATGGAATCGGGTGAACTTGAGTCTAGTGTTAGAATAGAACTTCTTTCTGAAAGGATGTCCTTGTTTTCAGGAACACAGACAATCTTCAACACACCACCAGCAACAGAAGTTGGCATTAATTTTTCAATGGACAATGTTCCGGTGTTATAATCAACGGATCCAATATTTTCTAAGATGTATGTTTTAACTCCGGAAATTAATTCGTACATTCTTAGTGTTCCGTTACCGTCGTCATCAATATGAACATCACAAACAGTTCCGTCCGTTTTTGTATAAGAAAATTCAGACGATGAAATTACTGGCTGATATCCTGCTACTGGATGGTAGATTGGATTTTCAAATTTCACTGTGTATGATTTTTCTTGTCCAATTGATGGACTAAATCTTTTCTCTAATTGGATAGAAGTTTCATTGCTGATGATTGATTGATCAGTTTCATCTATTTCCGTTACGAACTTAGAGTAACGCAAGTTACGAGAGAACTTTTCTAGAGAAAGAACCTTGAACACCAAGATCTTTTCTTCAACGAGAGTCTTTATATCTTTGGTGCTTTTTGTTGTTTCGTTTGCATCGTAAAACACTTTACTTGTAATGTTTAGGTAAATGTAATTTGGATCTACAACGTCAGGAATTATGCTCACCACATTTTGATCTTTGATTAGGTTTTGAAGACTGATTTTTTCTTCGTTGTTTAGTGTTGTTGAGTTTGTTGGTTTAACACAAACAAAAACTTTTCCGTATTCCGGTGGGTTGTTATCTTCTCCACCCCAAACAAAGACATCACTGGCATTTGTGTAGTTTGTTTCTATAAAACTCTTGTAGTCGTTCGTTGTGACATTTCTGTTCTGTGACTGAAAAGCCTTTGGTGCATTAAACTTAATCGAGTCTAATGTTTCTTTACCTTTACCACCATTCGATGTAGTGACGACAGCGATGTCTGCAACATCAGACAAGGAAGAACTGAATGATCTTGAGGCACTGGAATCTTGACTTCCAATGTCATTTGCTTCTGTGCCATTTGAAACCAAGTAGTCTACTAGAATCAAATTACCATCAGAAAGAGCAGAACCAAGAATACCATCTCCGAAGTAAATTTCATAATAGCCGTCTTCAGTTTCTTGTAGGAAGTAAACTTTACTCGTTGAAGTGAGAGTAGTGATATCTGTCACTGCTGTCCATGTGTCTGCATACCCAGTTGTGTCTGTTGTTGAAGATTGGACGTTTACTGTGAGTCTGTTGGTGTCAACATTTTTATCTGGAATGATAAACCGTTGTGATGCAATATTGCTGTCAACAACAAAAGAAGCGTTTCTCCAAGTTCCTTCGACTATGGAAACATTCCGTGCAATCTTTTGTGTGCTGTTCAGAACTTCAAAAGTTTCAACATCTAGGTTTGAGAAGATATAGGAGATACCGTCTTTGGTTCCTGTGAATTTTGTTCTCTTTGTCAGGTATGTTGTGCTTGTGTCTGTGTTGTTGATTGTAACATCAACTACTGCTGTGGAGCAAGATGAAGATGTTGGAGTATATCCAAGAGCCTTTGCATGAGAGACAACCGAGGTTCTCTTTACTGCACTATCTAAGAATAGTTCATTCGCCACCATGTTGTTATAGAAACCTTGGTAGTGTGTAACGTAAGCCAAAAGATCTAAAAGAATGGAAGTTCCGGATCCTTCAAAGTTAAAATCTTTGAATTCGTCAAGTCCACTGAGATACGTTTTTAAGTTGTCTTTGATTCCGAAGAAATCAAGATCGTTGATTTGAATTTTTCTGTTGTTTGTCATCGTAGTCTCTCCATCGTCAGACTTAAGTTTTCAACTTGCGGGGAGTTTATGATTTGGTATTTTATGGTTATTCCATATGAACTGTTTGCTGTGTTATGGAGTATACTCACATCTAATAGTTTTACTCTTGGTTCGTGTCTTCTTATAATATCAAAGATAGATTTTCTCATTTCTATCTTGGTTAATGGTGTGTCTGGTTCAAATAATAAATTTCTTACTCTTCCATTTATATGAGGTTGGAAAGGTTTATCATAACTACACATCATTATTAAATTTTTCACAGACTGTTTGATCGAATCTTTGTTAGATTTTTGCACAACATCCCCCGTGACAGGATGTGCAATGAAATCCATGTCTAAATCTTTGAATCGGGATTTGTTTGATTGACCTGCCATATATTATTTATGCCTATTTTTTCTCTTCTGGTTTGTTAATTCCACCTCAACCAGAGATTGACTTCTTGACATCCAATCGGCTACAATATCTTCTTCAATCTCTTCTACTTTATTCCAACTACACCACTCTGCCATGATATATCCAATTATTAGACTATTTTGTTTAACAGGCAATACAGAGAACGCGATAACATTTCCACTGTCTAAGTCTTGCTTTGCATAGCACTCACTCATTTCATTTACTATTATTATTTGTGGATCGTCATTCTTTACATGATTCAATATTTCCATGTAAACCGACATTAATAAATCTTGATGGTTTTTCATTTCTCCTGACACACTTCTTTCGAGTGATTCATGAGTCAATGACATACGTTTCATACTTATACCATCAATAAATTGTCCACCATTATGGAATTGAATTAAATGTGATCTTGCAGAATTAACTTTCACCCTTAGTTCAGTAATGGTTTCTTGAATTTTAGTATGTGTTTCCCAGAAATTGTCAGGAAAGTCTATTTTTGGGGATATAATTTCTGATTGATTTTTTTTCTTTTTTATCTTAAACCCAAAAAAATATGAGAAAAATCCTGCAACCAACGCGGCAACAGAAATTCCCAAAGCAATCCAATCATCCATATGCGATATGTTCATCAAACTTATCCTTCTATTTCATATTATGTATGAAATTATTCTATGCTGTTCAGTTTTTCTTTCATGGAACTGGACGCTATTTTCTCAATCAATTTACCTGTAAAACAAGGATCCAAAGAACTGATGAGAAGAGCGTTTCCAAGATTGTAATTTCTAATGGTTTGAGTTGCTGTTTCAAAAGCAGAGTTGTCTGTTGTTATTAGTCCCGCTATGTCTGTAGAAAGACTATTTACTGTGGAAACCTGAACAGCCAGTTGAGTATTAAACGTAGAATTTGCTTCTGCTATTCCTCTATGGATTGAAACGAAATGCTTAACTTCGGTGGTGGTTTTCTCTTCTGCTCTGTTCAGTTTAAAATTACCGGGACCAAGTATGCTGTTGAATATTGGACTAAAATTATCTTCTGTTCCCCCGGTGACTGATTCGCAAACAGAATTGTACGCCTTTGCAACCCCAATCAAACCTGCGATACCGGGTTCTCCACTAGGACCAGTAGCGCCTAAATTAGAACCCGATAGTCTGTCAGAGTGAGACACATAAGATGTTAAATTTGTGCTTAGTGTGTTCAATGATGCTGTTAAAGTATTGAATATTCCTGCTGTTTCAGCACCTGTTATCATCGTAAGTGTGCTTGAGATAGAGGCACTCAGACCTTCTATCGCGGGAGTGTCGGGATTAACAAATGCATTTCCATTAGTCACCTGATTCATCACTGCCTTTTCTTCATCAGAAAGAACGACAGCAGCAATTGTGCATCCGGTTGTTGGTAGAATTCCCATCTTAGTCTCCTGCTCTCACTAACGGTGCGCCACTTGATGCGATTTCCCCCGTAGAAGAAATATCTCCTTGTCTAACAACACCTTGTCCGTTTGCTTTGACTGTGATTGAACTTTGAGTCATGACTCCTGGCTTGGGAGGAACTCCATGAGGAGTCAGTGGAGAATTTGCTAATGTTATTGGTTGTCCACCAACACGAACATTGGTTGCTCCCAGTGTAGCAAATGCAGCAAACGGTGTAGTTGGATCCATTGTTCTTGATATGGGTGCCTTTGGCATGGTTACTCCTAGTTTAGATCGATTCCCGCAGTACCCTTGAGTACCATGTTACCGTTTGTTTCAATATTGATTGAACCGCTAGATTTCATCTCTATGGTTGCTGCGTCAACTTTAAAGTTTCCTGTTATATCCTGCTCGACGTTACCCGTTATCTCTTGCTCAACATTTCCACCAACAACTTGTTTTACATTACCATCCACCTGAATATCCGAATCGCCTTTTACATAGAATGTACTTTGTCCGTCCACAAGAATGTTCGCATTACCAGAAATATGAACAAACTTTTTACCAAGAAGCAATTCATAATCATCCCCTACAACTTTTATAACTTTGCTTCCGTCTGGGTGGATCTCCTCAAATGTACCTGCTTTGTGATATGTGTGAATTCTTTCCGCACCTTCAGTGTCGTCGAATTCCTGAACATGACCGCTTTCACTTTCATATACATGATTCTTGGGATACTTTGCAGCAAAAGGAACATCTGGTTCGGACCATTTATCATCACCTGCTTCATTTGCAGTGGCATGTTCTTTGTGTTCTTTCATTGCTTCAACTTTAGATTGAACAATAGTGTCTGCACTAATCCCTCTTGCAAGTCTATTGGTGTCTTGTTCTTTTAACAGTTCTTGCTTTGGATACGTTCCGCTAGGATCACTGAATCCTTTTGTTACATCTGCACCATCCGATGGAATCCCCCCGAGCGTACCAAAGAATACAGGTTCCTGTGCATTCATTCCATCTCGGAAAAATCCTACAACCCAAGTTCCTTCTACTGGTCCGAGTGGAGATTTTCCAATACCGCTCATCGCAGCCGATGTGATTGGTTGAACAGGCATCGCCCAGGGCAAACTTCCGGTTGGTATTTTTACTTTGTCGTCTGTGTGAAATCCGAGACACCTAATCCTACACCTACCAAGAAAAAGAGGATCCATTCTATCCTCTACTACACCCTGAAACCAAACAAAACCATCTTTACCCATATATGTCATAGTAATATATTCCCACTTCCATTTTCTAGAACACTAGAATCTAATGCCATATTTTGTGATGTTGGTTCTGTATTAGAATCCTTGCATAGTTTCATTTTTAGAGTGTGACCAGTTGTCTTGTGTATGGTATGTTTAATTTTAGTCACAATATAATTTCCGGTTATTAGGTGATCTAGTTTTGATCTTCCTTGTTCATCTAAACTTTCAAAGGAGTTGACAACTGCAAAAACCTTGTCTCCCACTCGCCGATTTGTATCACCAGCAACATCTATCTCTATGGAACTTGAGAGGAATTGATTTATTTGTGCATCGTGTCTTTGTAACCAATTTTCTACACCATCATTTCCGCTGTTCTCTTCGCTACCAGATGGTTCTCCATATAGATTCAGATGTGATGGTGTAAAATAGTGTTTAGAATTTACTTTATCTGAATATATGTTGTTTTTAGGCATTATTGGATTGCCATTTAAATTTGGTGTTGTGTCAAAATCATCAAGATACTTGTAGTCTACCTTGTCGTATGATTTGGTAACAATGTCATGCACTAAAAGATTTGAAGAATAAGTTCCTTTTAGTGTTTCCCTGCTTCGATCAAAACCACAAGCAACCAATTTTCTTATGTTCTGAAAAGATTCTTGCATGTTGATTTCTGAGTTCGGTGTGTCACGAATAAAATCTCTTGCGTTGTCTGCACCATAAATGTATGTCTGCATTGGATCTGTATTAAACATGGAACTTATTGATTTGAAGTGAAACCCATCCAAATCTTGGTAGAACACATAGTCACATACCTTTGGGTTATTTTCCGCCGTCGCTCTTTTTGCTAACCAGTTTATGGCAGTAAAAGCACTCCAAGATGGAATGATTATATTTTGTTCACCTACTGTTTTCTCGTTGCTGATCAATTCTTTTCTGGTATCTCCACTACCAGAGTTGATGTAATTTTTAAATATGTCACTCACAATTGTCGAAATGTTTCCGGTATATGCCTTAGAGACATCAGAGAATAAATGACAATGAAATGTCGGACAGACGACATGTATATCATAAAACTGTGATTGTTTATTTCTAAGTGGCGCTCTGTCTATTACTTTATCAATTAGAAATGCAAGTTCTATTTCATTTGCAGATCCGGGAGTTGCAAATGTGATGAATAAATATTCTTGTCCGGTGAGAGGGAAATTAGAAACTATATTAGAAGCATCTATGTTGGAGACAACTCCTGTTAAGTTGTTCTGAAAAAGATCCTCTGTTATTTCGAAAACAGCATACTGATTCATTATGCTGATATCAGTTCCGTTAGGAGAAACAATGCTGATATCTCGAAGACGAATATCATTCAATCTTAAATATGAATTGGGATCTGTTGGTGTTGATGTGCTAGGAGAATCTGGAGGTATCATGTTTATCTCCTATTGATTAGTGTCTTAAACTCTTTAACAACTTGATCTAGGTATGTTGGGTTGAGCAAGGACACTATTCGTTTGTCTTCGTTTTTTCCATCTTCATATGTGTAGTTGGTAACCGCATATGTAGTGGTGTCATTTTCAACGTAAGAATACAATAGAGTATTTCCGTATGTCACTCCACCGGAACCCATTGAAATTTGAGTAGAGCCGGTATACTTAGAAAGAGGATCTAACCACACAATTGTAGTCTGGTTTCCTCCACCAACATCATCATAACCGCTCAGTGTCGATCCGGTGTTTTCAAAATGATGAAGTGCTTGAGAAGGAATGGTTACAATTTTTCTTACCGTTGCTTCCCCCACATTTTGACTTACCAATGTTCCGCCACTTGCGTTATATGATTTAATTGTATCATCAACGCTAAACTGTTCACCAGTCACCAATCCTGTTATCGTAATTTTGTTTAACACTGGATCAAAGTCTTTTACCAACCCTCCCCATCCAGTAGTTCCAGTTCCGTCAGTTTTTACAATGGTGTCATTTTTTGCAAACGAACCAGTCACACCATATGTTCCACCAGACGATCCTAAAAACAGAACAGTGCCTGTGTATTTTTTGTCAACATACTTTTCAAACTTTCTTGTGTTCATGGGCCATTCAAAGAATGAATCGAACTTATCATTGAACATCATGACAACCCAGTGATATTCAGGCGAACCATAAATTTCATCTGCTATGCTTTCTGGTGTGTCGGTGTCTTGTACATAATAGTCTACAAAATATTCAGATCCGGTTCTTCCGCTAGAAGAAAACCCAACTCTTCGTAAGATATCAACTGCAACAACAGAACTACCAGTTGCACCCGTAACACCGTCTAATATGATTTGTGGAAAGTTTTTAAAGTACATTATCAATATCCCTGTTCTACCAAGTTTGAATCGAGGAGAGACATTTCCTCGAACGTCATAGAAAGCAACATGTTTGTGGGAGCGCCGTTCTTGAAAGTGGAGAAGGAACCAGAAGAAGCATAGTCTACGTTGATTTCTCTCAACGCACATCTGCCGATTCTATTGATCCAGTCGTTCTCTACAACTTCTCCTGACTCATTTACCGTCTGGTATTCAATTTCAAATTCGGCGGGGAAGTTATAGAATGCTCCCTGTGCATATGTCTTGTTTAGTGTTGGGTATGCATACTTCTTGAACCTCTTAATAATCTGATATGCTCGCTCAGATTCTTCTTCATTTCGGGGTGAAAGGTTGAATGAGAATTCGAACTTCCGAGAGATGGGTTCACGGAAAAGAAGTTGTTTGCGTGGGTTAGGAGCGATCCTAGCCCCTGCTAAGAGAGCAGAATCTATGTTTGTATTCATTCCAAGTAAACCTGCAACACTGTCCACCACGCTTGGAGCCTTGGTGATCAGGGTTCTTGCTGCTAGTCCTTGCCAGTCATTGATGGCGTTCTGTACGAAAGAAAGATCTTGCTGTTCATATTCAAGAAGAGAAAGTTGCTGGATCTTTTGTGGCATATACATTGCAATGGTATCTTTAGATTTTACCTTTGCTTCACCAAATCTAGCAAGTCTTCCCGTGTCTTCGAATATTTGTTCTGAGTATTCTGCTTGTTGGTTGATTATGTTTGCTTCTGCGTTTGCTACTGATTCTAAAGCCGAACTTTGTTCGGAACTTACAGAAAATGCCTCTGTTGCTGCTCCTCCTGCTTCCCATCCACCCCAAGCACCGCCAATCGTAGACAAGAATTGAGCAACACCACCATATTTACCAAGTCTTCCTGATTTTGCTAATGCTCTAGAACCAAGAAGTCCTCCTGCTGCTCCCACTCCTGCACCAGCCATACTTCCTGTGAATATACTCGACTGTGCTTCTCTTGCATCTGTTATTTGTTGGTTACTGAGACCATCAATTCCTGCTTCGATGTCGGAGTAAATATGAAAGACAATCATATGACTGTGCTTTTCTGTACCCAGAGTCAAAGGAAATTCTAATCTATCGGCTGTGGAATATCTACCAACTCCTGTTATGTTTCCGAGATAGTCAGAAGACAGATTTTGAATCGAGTCTCTTGCAGTCGGTTGATATGAATCTTGGTTGTTTTGTCTTATGTCTCCCAGAATATCATTATTGATGCCGGGAAAAGACGGAAAGTTAAGAGCCATTGATTATCCTTTTCGTTCTAAAATATCTCCGATACATAGTATATATGGCATACAAAGGAAGATATAAACCAAATCGTCCAGAAAAATATATTGGAAACCCTACCAGTGTAATTTATCGTAGTCTTCTTGAAAGAAGATTCATGGTATATTGTGATACATCAAAAAATATACTAGAATGGGGATCTGAAGAAGTAATAGTTCCCTACAAATCTCCGGTAGATAACAAGATGCACCGTTATTATGTAGACTTTATTGTACGTCTCAGGAACAAAGAGGGACTAATAGAAACAATTTTGATTGAAGTCAAACCAAAACGACAGTGCAGTCCTCCAAAAAAACCAACCAAAAAAAGAAAATCATACATCACCGAAATGAAAACGTGGGGTGTGAACACTGCAAAATGGAAAGCAGCAACAGAGTACGCAGAGAACAAGGGTTGGAAATTTAAAATTATGACTGATGAGACGCTTGCACCTTAAAATACATATATAATCATATGAAAAGTTTTATCACATTTTTACATGAATCATCATCTCCTTGTGGGTGCAGGCACTATTTTGCAAAGTCACCAACAGCCGGGATTGGTTCTTTTGCATCCGAAGATGTGCATGAAAATGAAATGTTATTTCCTTTCTTAAAGCGTTCCCAAGATGCAACAGATGATGCTACCTTTGATCGTACCGATTTTTGTAGGCTCACGAATCATTCATATACTCCGAATACTATGGTAATTCCATTCGGAAGAGACATGTATGCCGTTACCATCAAACGGGTTGGTAAAGGAGAGGAATTTACAATTAACTATGAGGACATACTTGAAATGGTTATGTCAACTGGTCGTGACTTTGAAATAAAACCAAAGGTTCTTCGAATCACGCCTGGATTTGAAGATATGTACATAGAAGATGATTCACATAAAAATATACTAGACGAGATTGAATATTTCAGGTCAATGAGATAGAATGCGATGTAATCTGATATACATATTACATGGCTAAATCACAAATTCTAAACAACCCGGATGCTATTTTAGCAAGAAAAAACATCTTCGATGCGTTAGAAGATTTGTTTGATGACACTGGGATTCCAAGAGGATCCGAGCAGGCCATGACTTGGTTTCGAAGTCTTGCAAGACAGTTATTCGATGAGACTGATGCTACTCCGGAAGAAACCTTTCTGAGAGATCCTACACGACTTATTCAGAAAACAGGATACAAGAGAAGGGGTAACTTTTTTCTATTCAACTACATGCCAAAAAGTGCATCAAAGTTAAAGTATTTTGACACCATGCCTCTTGTGCTTCTATTAGACTTCACTAAAGATGGATTCTATGGATTGAACCTACATTACTTACCAAACAACCTCCGAGAGAGGTTTTATTTGTTAATTAGACAGAGGATGGTAGGTTCAGTGGATGATGATTTTGCAAGAATAAATATCAATTATGATATGTTGAAATCTCAAAGACAATTTAGACTTTATAGACCTTGTATCCGAAGATATAAGACTAGATATATTGGTTCTAGAATATTAAGAATTACACCGAAGGATTGGGACTTTGCAATCCACCTTCCGCTTGAGAGATTTAAGAAAGCAAATAGACAGGTTGTCTATACAGATTCCAGACGTAAACTAGCAGAAGAAATAGAAGGAAGTGCAGAACAGTAATGCCTATATTACCACCAGATTTTCAAAATAAAATTTTAGAGATTGATACCAGTATCAATCTTCCTTTGGTTGGCAGCATTAATCCTCTAGGAGAAACAGGATCTAAAGTACCAAACGGAGTTGATACTCTTGTTGCAATGATTGTCAACAAGAAACTTGCATACCCATTCAGATATGAAATCTCGTTCAGCACAGCAGACGCTCTCTCTAATTTACGTTTAGCAGTCTCTTGTGAGAACATCACAATGCCAGGAAAGAACATCTCCACTCAGGAAATTAAAACTCACGGACCAGTGGATGATATGCCGTATGAAGTTTCTTATTCTGGAGATGTTGAAGCAACATTCAAAGTTGCTGGTGACTACTTCGAGAGAAACTTTTTCGATGCATGGCAAAACACAATCATAGATCCAAAAACAAATAACTTGGGTTACAAAGATTCTTATTCTTGCGAGATCGAAATAACACAATTAGATCTTCAAGATCAGCCAATATACCATTTGGTGTTAGAAGATGCTTTTCCCAAAGTGGTAGGACCTATTGAGTTGGGTGACGAGAGAGATGGAATTCAAAAACAAGCCATCGGATTCTCCTACAGAAAATGGAGAATAAGACAACCAGATGAAATAGGATTCCTACAAGGAGTCATAAACAGATTGGATCTTCGAGGAAGACTCAACAGAAAACTAGACGATATGTTTGGTGGTAACATTCCAATGGAACCAACCGCTATCGGCGGAACTGTCTTAAATCTTCCTTGGGGACTTGATCCCGGACAACTCACCGATCAAGCAGGACTAGCAACTTCTGACTTTTTTAATAATTTACTTGGATAATATAAAATGGAGAAAACTATGAAACTACCAAGCGTTGCATTACCGAAATATCAGATACATGTTCCCTCTTCGGGTGAAAAGGTGTTCTACCGACCTTTCGTAGTAAAAGAGGAAAAGGTATTACTCATCGCACTTGAAAGTGGAGAGTATCCGATGATCGCAAAGGCGATCAAGGACATTGTTGATGCATGTACATATGGTCAATTGAAGGTAGAAGAAATGCCTATCTTTGACTTGTGTTATCTGTTTCTCAACATCAGAGCAAAGTCTGTAGGGGAAACAGTAGAACCAAATCTAGTATGTCAATCATGCACATTTAAAAACCCAATAGAAATCAATTTGTCAGAGATCCAAGTGATGGGAGATCTCAACAAAAACAAGAAACTTAAGTTGGGTGAAAACATGGGTATGGTTTTGAAATACCCAGCACTAAATGTAGATGAGGAAATTTCTGGAGTTGACATTTCACTGAGTTCTATAGCAGAATGTATTGAAATGATTTACGAAGGAGACAATGTTTTCAAGTCAGAGGACATTGACAAAAAGGAATTAGTAGAATTCATTGAAAATTTAACACACCAGCAGTTTGAGAAAATACTTGAGTTCTTTGCAGATATGCCTAGACTTAGCCATACTGTAAAATACACATGTTCGCAGTGTGGTAAAGACAACGAAGTTACTCTGGAGGGACTTGGTGATTTTTTTCTTTGACTCTCTCACATGAGTCATTAGTCTTATTTTATAAACTCAATTTCCAGATGATGCAACACCACAAGTATTCACTAGAAGAGTTAGAAAATATGATGCCATGGGAGAGGGAAGTTTACACAAATCTGCTAGTTCAGCACATAGATGAACAGAACAAAAAAATGGAACAGGTAAAAAGGTAAATTAAGTGTCAGATAGAATCGAACAACTAGAAAAGAAAATTGCAGATGCAAAGTCAAGGATTTCTTCGAACCTTGTATCTGGTGGTGATCCCAGTCAGCGTGGGGCATCTCTCTTTAATACGATACTCGGTTCAAGGGTTGGTGGTTTTTTATCTAATGTTCCTGCCAGTGTAACAGAAGCCAGAAGAAGACAAGCAGAAGGTGAACTGAAGAGAGCAGAGTCTCAACTAGAGAGAGAAAAAAAGAAGGACAGAACAGGAACGACTCGCACTCCATCCGAAGCAGCAGAAGAGTCTAGAG